TGATTCAAAAAAACAAATATAATTATAAACAATATTTGAATCATCAATAATGGATGAATCAACTATTTTATCATTTTTTACAAAAGGATTATTATTACTATTAGAAGTTGTATCTATCTTAATAATTTCATGAATAAAATCCCATGTAACTCTTTCATTTCTTATTTTTGGTTTACTTTTTGATAAATAATTACAAATACTAAAGGCAATTAAACAATTAAAAGTGATTATATTGACATATATCTCATTAATAATATCAACAAAAGTTATATTTTCAGATATATCATTTACATTACCATCTTGACTATGATAATCATCTAGACCATCCCAATTATTATTATCATCAAAATTAGGCATTCCAGGAATAGGAATATTAAATCCTTCTTTTAGTTTTTTATAACCATATTTATAATCGTTATTACTATATTCATTATTATCATCGTTATTATTTTTTTTTAAAAAAGGTTTATCATTATTGATATTATTTGATTTTGGTAAATTATATAATATTTCTAATAATTCTGTATTTTTTATTTCATTTAAATTGTTTATGTCTTTCAAGTTATTGATGTTGTTTAAATTATCGATGTCGTTTAAATTGTTTATGTCTTTCAAGTTATTGATATTTTTTAACTTATCGATGCCGTTTAACTTATCATTATCTTTTAACTTATCATTATCTTTTAACTTATCAATGCCGTTTAACTTATCATTATCTTTTAACTTATCATTATCTTTTAAATTATTATTGTTATGTTTGTTTCTTTTTTTCTTAATTTTTTTTAATTTATATTCAATAATATTTGTTTGAAAAACATTTTCATCATTAATTAAAGTCATTTGTATATATTATAGTTTAAATTATAATATATATTACTATTTTTCATTATTATTACTAAACTATTTTTAATTTTTAATAATAAAAATTATCTTGCATACATCATACCACAATTACCACCAATAAATGATAATATATTATATCTTTCTTCAAATAAATACATATTATAATTATAATCGTATAATTGAAAATTTGTTTTACGAATTCCTATAGGATGATTATGATTATCACATATAACATCAAAACTACTTCCAATTGGATCTACTGGTGGAGTATAAGTATTTATTTCTAATTCGATAGTTTTAAATTTGCTCATATTAATAGCACCTGAAGGTTGAGATTCAAATGGACTAGTATTTAAACAAAAATTATAGCAATATAATCCTTCTATAGCAGAACCTCTTGTTCTTGTATATTTTTCAACATAATTATATACTCCACTTGTCAATAAATTTTCACGATAATCACCATTAAAAATAATTCCCATAGAATTAAATATTTCCTTATGATTTTCTGGATGAAAAGCTCCTGTATAATTAAAACCAGTAGATAATTGTCCATTAGGATTTACAGCTATAGTAAAACTAATATCAACAAAAATATCTTTTTTATTTTTAATATAGTTACTTACAGTATAAGAATTAGGATCATTTAATGTAGCTAAAATGGTATTAATTGGTATATTACTATATGGCCAATTTGTATAATTACTCCATTCATTTCTTAAATTTACGTCATTACGTTGAAAAAACCACATCCAATTTGAAACCATACCGTTTGAATAAAGTCTAACTTTAGAAGACCCAGTAACATTAAGGAAAGTATAATCAAAAACATCTTTTATTAAATAGACTTGATCTTCTAAAGCAAAATTTTTAGCTTCATCTTTAGATAAAAAACAATAAGTAGTTAATAAATGAACGTCAGCATTCCATGTTTGAATTTTATTTTGATAATTTGTTGTTGAAATATTCATAGAAGGTGGTGTTTGTAAATAACGATACATTTGAAATTGAGTTTTTGTAAAATCTGGTTGTACATAAGGATTATTATATTGATTATTAAATACATCACGAACAGTAAATAATTCTTGTATAGGACGTAAAGTTACATTTATGTAAAGTTCATTATATTGAAGCGATATTAATGGAAATGCACAATTTGAATTTAAAGTAAACCATGTATTTATTGGTATATAAAGTGTTGTGCCACGAATAGATGGTTCAGCTCCAACAGCATTATCTTCATGTACAGCATTTGGATATATATTAGAACGTCCATTACTATTAGCTGGATTATATAATTCTAATTTATTACCAGTCATTTTATTAAATAAATCTTTTTTGGTTTCTGTAAAATCTCTTTCAACCATTGCATCTAAATATTGACCTGTATATTTTTGAATTGTTAATGAACCACATGTAATAGTTACTTCTTTTATCATATTGATTCCAATTTTATTAATCCATTTAAAATCATATGGAACCCATTTAAAATTTGTTTCTTCACATGGATGATAAACAGGACTCCAAATATTAGGTAATGATACAACCAAATAAGTATCCATTAAAAGTTCCGCATATTTGGGTATTTTAAATGAAAATGTCGATTGATCTGTCAATCGGAGTTCTCTTAAACCATCATAATCAATACGAAATTTTTGAAGACCAAAGTTAGTATATTTTACATAAGATGTTTTAAAAAATGTTTTACTAGGATTTCCTGTTAAAAATGCATTATTATTTCCTAATGATACAATGTTTAGTAAACCTCCAGGCATTTATTATATTTATATATCCTTCTATATATCCTTCTATATAAAAAAATTATATATTAGTTTATCAATACAATATATATTATTAAATATTATTAAATGATAATTTTAAAAAAAATAATATTATTATTAACGTTTTTTATATTTTTATATGTTATTTGGCAACTTATTATTTTACGTATCAATTTAAAAAAAGAATTTAGTAAGCCATTAACAGAAAATTTTCAAGAAGGATTTAGTTTATCTTCAATGTTTTCTTCAGATCAACAATCAGAATTAACAAACATGACTTCTAATAATTCAATACTTATTCAAAATATGAATGAAACGAATTTTAGTTTAACTATAAAAGATTTCTGTATTAAATCGTCATATAATACAGCTGTTTCAGGAAAATATGTTTCAACAAATGCAATAAATTATGTTATTAGTAGAGGTGTTCGATATATTGATTTTGAAGTCTTTTATCTTGATATAAATAGTTTGAATAATAATTCTAAAAGTGTAGATTATGAACCAGTTGTAGGATTTTCATCCGATCCTACATTTGTTCAAATGAATACTTTTAATGTAATTTCATTAAACGATGCTTTATTAATTGCTGCACAAAGTGGATTTTCTACTACTTCTCCAAATTATAAAGATCCATTAATTATAAATCTTAGAATAAAATCAAATAATCAAGATGTATATTCTAGTGTTGCAAAATGTATTGATAAAAGTATATATTCAAAATTATATGTAAATCCTAAAAAAATAATCGTTGTTTCTACTGATATAAGTGGAAGTAGCGTTACTAGAAATATTGCTACTAAAATTAATAAAAATACAAAAATAAGTGATTTAATGGGAAAAATTATTATCAGTTTTGATATAACAACTTTTCCAAAATATGAAGATATTGTATGTGATAAAAAACATGTAGATAATAATTGTAGTTATTTATTATCAAATTATATTAATATTGAAAATGGAGGAAGTGATATGATTCTTTCTTTATATAATTATTTATCTCAAAAACCAACAATAACAATAAATAAAAATGGTTCTACCAATATTGATAATATTTATGTTACAATACCTGATATTACTTATTTAAAGACTAATAATATAAATCCTAATTATGGAAATTGGTTATTAAAATATGGTTATCCTATAATACCTTATCAATTTTACTTAAATGATTCAGCATTATATGATTATGAAAAATTTTTTAATGATAATAAATCCGCTTTTGTTCCATTAGCTGATTCTATAACATATTTTAAAAGATATTTACTTAATTGATAATAAATTTATTTTAATATAATAAAACTTATAAATATTTAAAAGTATATAAAAATTCGATAATAAATTATAAAAATTATGTCTACAAATAAAAAAAAATGTGTAAAAAAACAAATACCTTTTGTTTCTGTTTGTACACCAACATTTAACCGTCGTCCATTTATTGAAAATATGTTTCAATGTTTTCGTAATCAAACATATCCAAAAAATAGAATTGAATGGATTATTGTAGATGATGGAACAGATAAAATTTGTGATTTAATAGCAAGATCGAATATTCCACAAATACGTTATTTTGAAGTAAAAGAAAAAATGACATTAGGTGCAAAAAGAAATTACATGCATAAATTTGTTCGTGGTACCATAGTTGTTTATATGGATGATGATGATTATTACCCTCCACAACGTATAGAAGATGCAGTAGAAAAATTAGAAAAAAATCCACAAGCATTATGTGCGGGTTCTAGTGAAATTTATATTTATTTTAAACATATTAAAAAAATGTATAAATGTGGACCTTATAATGCGAACCATGCAACAGCAGGGACATTTGCATTCAAAAAGGAATTATTAAACATTACTTGTTATGAAGAACATGCTGCTGTAGCTGAAGAAAGAGCATTTTTAAAAGAATATACAATACCTTTTGTTCAATTAGATCCTATGAAAGCAATTTTGGTATTTTCTCATAATCATAATACTTTTGATAAGCGTAAAATGTTGGATAATCCTCATCCTGATTATTTTCGTGAATGTGATAAAACAGTTGATATGTTTATTCAAACAAAAGATGAAAGAGATATTTATAATTTTTTTATGAAAGATATTGATGGATTACTCGAAAAATACGAACCAGGAGATCCTAAAATGAAACCTGATGTATTAAAACAAATCAAAGAAATAGAAGAAAAAAGAGAAAAAATGATGAAAGAAGAAATGGAAAAACAGCGTATGAATGGAGGAGGAGGTGGTGGCGGTGGAATAATGTTACAACAACCTGGAAAAGATCCTATAGCATTATCAAACCAAGATATTATAAACTTAATTCAACAACAACAGCAACAATTAAAAGATTTTGAACAAAAAAACAAAGATAATGAATTTATTATAACTACACTACAAAAACAATTAGTCGAAAAAACGAAAATTATTAGAGAAAATTCTAATTCAAATAATAAAGATTCTGAATTAAATAGCGATATTGGTATTGATATTGAATTTATTGAAAAAAATAAAAAATTAGAAAATATTATTACGAGTCAGCAAAAACAACTTATAGAAAAAACAAAAACAATAAATGAATTAAAAAAAAATAGTGAAAAAAACATAAATAATGAGAATCATAATATTAATAATAATCATGATGAAATGCAAAAAATAATAAAAATGTTACAAATACAATTAATAGAAAAAACAAAAACAATAAGAGAATTAAATAATTCTTCTTCAATTCAAAATATTGAAGAAAAAGAAAAAGAAAAAAAAATGATTGAATTAAAAGAAATAAATAAAAATATAAATAAGGAATTGATAGAAAAAAATAATGAAATAAAAAAAATATCTAATGAATTGTTAGAAAAGAATGATGAAATAAAAAAAATATCAAATGAATTGTTAGAAAAGAATGATGAAATAAAAAAATTATCAAATGAATTATTAGAAAAAAATGATGAAATAAAAAAAATATCAGATAATTTAGTTTATACTAGAATACCTATTCAAATTGAAGAAAATAATGAAAATAAAAATAAAATAAAATTAAAATCTGAACCAGAAATTTGTATAAATATAGAAGAAGAATAATAATTTTATATATTTTGAAAA